ATCTCGGGTAACTCGGTACGCATCTGCGAGCCTTACACACCTTACGCTTGGCCTGCAACGTATGAGATCATTCCGCCAGACAGCAAACCTGTTGGTCTTGGTGTGTTTGGGCAAAGTCTATTGGTGTTGACAACTGGCCGCCCCTTACTTGTGCAAGGCTCAACCCCTGACGGCATGGATCAGCGCCCCCTAGAAATACAACAAGCTTGCATTGCACCACGTTCTGTTGTGAGTATGGGTACTGGAGTGGCTTGGGCTTCTGAAGACGGCCTGTGCTGGTTTGGTGATGGCGGTGCTCGTGTTTTAACAAATGGCATCATGCTCCGTGAGGACTGGCAAGCTCTGGTTCCAAGCAGCATCATCGGTAGGATGTATGAGGGTTTATACCTAGGTAGTTACAACGACGGCTCAGGCCGCAAAGGCTTCATCATCGATCCCAACGGTGGCGGTATTTACTTCTTGGATGTTGGCTACGAAGCCATGTATTTTGACAGCTTAAAAGATCAGCTGTACATCTTGGATGGTACAAACGTTGGTAAGTGGGATACTGGGTCTCCGATGACTTACCGTTCCCGCAGCAAGCCCTTCCGTCAAGGCTCACCCATTAACTTTGCAGCTGCCGTTGTTGTGGCCAACGCTTACCCTTTGACATTCCGTTTGTATGCCGATGGTGTGTTAAAACACGAACGAGAAGTTACAGATCGCAATCCATTCAGATTGCCTAGCGGCTACCGCGCCTTTGAATTTCAGATTGAGTTAGAAGGGTCAACCCCAGTGCAAGACGTGGCTATCGCTACATCTATTGAGGAACTCAAACAGCTATGAGAAACGACATCCCAAGCGACAGCGCCAGTAACTTTGGCGCTCGTGTCCGTGAAACCTTGATGACCTATTTGGGCAAGCAGGGCGACCCGCTTGACCGTGGTGTAACGCTCCGCGACTTGGTTGATTCTGGCTTTGCCACACTTAGCAACGTTCGCTTCGGCGGTGGCTCTGCACCTCTGCTAACAGGCCCCTCGGTCTCCGGCCCTTATGTCCCTGATTTAACTGCGCCTCCCACACCTACTGGGTTCGCTGCTGATGCAGCAATTACCAATCTTATTGTTGAGTGTGACGCGCCTACCTACCCACAAGGCAACGGTCACAGACAGTCTCGGCTTTATGGTGCTAAACGCGCAGGCACTGCGCCACAACCAGTGTTTGCTAACGCCGTAGAAATAACTCAGTTTGCTGGGCAAGTTACGTCCTATGCCACCGACCCGGCTACTGAATGGCATTTGTGGCTTAAGTGGGAATCCAACGATGGCGTTCTAAGTGTTAACCCTGCTGGCGGAACCAACGGTCTAGTCGTCACTACTGGCCAAGATGTGGCGAAGCTTCTCGAAGCCCTAACTGGGCAATTGACAGCCGAACAGTTGTACACCGATCTCGGTTCTCGTATTGATTTAATTGATGCACCGGCTACTTTTCCGGGCTCTGTTAATGCTCGCGTGGCTGCTGTGCAGTCGCAGGTTAATGACATCCAGAACACCCCTGCGTATTCCAACACAACAACATATGCAACCAACACATTGGTTTCTTACGAAGGCAGTATTTATCAAGCCAAGTCAACGACCACTGGTAACTTACCCACCGACACGACTTACTGGTTGAAGGTTGGTGAGTACGCCTCTCTTGGCGGGATTGTTGCTGCTCATACTACACAAATTGGAAATGTTGTCAGCGATCTTGGCGCGGAAGTAACTGCTCGTCAGGCGTTAAGCGCGTCGTTCAATGATCCTGTTACGGGTCTTTCTGCTACTCGCGCAACGTTGACGACAAACTACTACACTAAGGCTGCAACGGATTCAGCAATTAGCGCCGCAACGACTACACTGGTTTCTACGACTGCGCTCAATAATGCTTTGGGCAACTACACAAACACAGCTGGACTGGTGGCGGACTATTACACGAAGACAGCGACAGATTCTGCAATCAGTTCGGCTACGCAGTTCTTAGTTTCTACGACTAACCTCAACACGGCTCTAAGCGCGTATACCAATACGGCGTCACTGACTGCCAACTACTACACCAAGACAGCCGCAGACTCGGCCATTAGCCAAGCAACTCAGAACTTGGTATCGACTACTGGGCTAACCAATGCGTTAGGTGCATACACCAACACGGCTACCCTGAACTCGTTGTACTACACCAAGACAGGTGCGGACTCGGCCATTACTGCGGCAACTCAGAACTTGGTTTCGACAACTGCTCTGAACACTGCTCTTGGCAACTACACGACCACGTCGTCCCTGACAACTAACTACTATACCAAGACAGACGCAAACACTGCGATTAGCAACGCAACGACTAATCTGGTATCTACAACCGCGTTAAATACTGCTCTAGGTAATTACCCGACTACCTCTACGCTGTCCACAAACTACTACACCAAGACCGAAGCTAACACGGCAATTTCAAACGCAACGACTAATTTGGTTTCTTCGAGTACGTTGAACAACTACACAACGACTGCGGCGTTGCAGGCTAACTACTTTACCAAGGCAAGCGGCAATGCCCTTGAAGGCAAGTACACAGTCAAGGTTGATCTAAACGGTTATGTCTCTGGCTTTGGTCTGGCTTCTACGGCTAATGATGCGGGGGCAACCAGTACCTTTGCTGTTCGTTCTGACTCGTTTTATATTGCAAGCTCTAGCGGCCCGGGCATTACACCCACGATGCCGTTTATTGTCCGAACAACACCCGTAACTATTGGCGGTGTAGATGTTCCTGTTGGTGTGTATATCACTGATGGCTACATCCAGAACGGCACGATCACTAACGCCAAGATTGCCAACCTCGCGGTAGACAGCGCCAAGATTGCTAGCATCACCGCAGATAAGATCATCGCTGGCTCAATTAACGTTGGCCAATACATTCAGTCTTCAAACTACGTCTCTGGCTCTGCTGGCTGGAAGATCGACGGTGGTGGCTCTGCGGAGTTTGGTGCTGCCTCCATCCGTGGCCAACTGGTTGCGTCTCAGATCAATTCAAATGGCTTGTCCATCCGTGCGGCTGACGGCACAGTGATTCTGTCTGCGGGTTCTAGCCTTGGAGCAAGCGCTTTCTCGGGTAACGTCACGGGCACTGTGGCTGGTACTGCTGCTTCGACTGTGGTTAATACGGCTAACAACGCAGCTTCTGCGGCTTCTACGGCTCAAGGTACAGCAAACTCTGCCGTTTCTGCGGCTTCTACAGCTCAAGGCACGGCCAACTCTGCCGCTGCTGCGGCTTCCACTGCGCAAGGTACAGCAAACTCTGCTGCTGCTGCGGCTTCAACCGCTCAATCCACTGCTAACTCCGCTGCCTCTGCTGCCTCGGCTGCCCAACTTGCTGCTGACGCCAAACTTGCACGTTCAGGTGCTCAGGTTCTTACGGGCCCCGTGACGCTAAACGCAGCATCTGCAATCACTGTGGGCAACCCTGCGCTCAATGGACAAGCTGGGTTTAATGGTTTCTACATCGGCAGCACAGGTATTGTTGGTACTCAGAACGGCCTAACAACTTTTGCTTTGGACAATGCGGGTAACGCTACGTTCAAGGGTAACTTGACAGGTGCGTCTGGTACGTTTGGCGGTAATCTGGCGGTGGGTAATGCCCCTGTGGCGACTAACGGGTCGATGACTGGAACAGGCGCAATCATTAATAGCGGCGGCACGTTCGCTTTGGGTAATGCTACGAATAACATTTCGTTTAACGGCTCAAACATAACGCTGAACGGGGACGTTGTTGCAACCGGCAACCTACAGACAAATTCTGTTTCAAATACACTAATTGATAGTTTTAATGGTATTAAGTATCTCTTAGTTAGTCACGGTCTGACGTGGCAACCTGTTGCTAATGTTTCAGCTTTTATAGCAAACACAGGTTCGACTTTGCTTATTACATGTACTGGAGATAGAGTTATTGGTTTTTACTCCGATGAAAACGGTACCCTTGCCTATGCCCCCGCTTTTAGGTTGGTTCGCAATGGTGTTGTTTTGTACCATAAACCCGGCGGGGAACCCAATATGAATATTGCAGATAAAAACCCACCCCCCGGCAATTACAACTATGTGTTCGAAATGCAAAACCCCGGCTTTAATGCTAATTATCAGATTTCAACGTTAGCAGGAATAAGCTTCCCGCTCCTCAATGTCACGGAACTAAAGCGATGAAATTTACGATTTACGATTCTACGACTGGGCAGATTAGCAGTGTTAGAGATTGCCCTGACATTACACAACAGGTTTTAAACCCGCTACATAGTTATATTGAAGGTGACTACAGCGGGGTGGACTACTATATTGACAACGGAGCGCCTGTTCCTTTTCCGCCTCATGATTACATTTATGCTAATTTTGACTATGCAACCAAGACGTGGGTCGAAGACACTAGACGCCTTACACACGACGTTCTGACAAAAAGACAAAAGCTCCTAGCGTCCTCAGACTGGACTCAACTGCCGGACGTCCCGTTGGCTACTAAAACTGCGTGGGCAACCTACCGACAAGAGCTGCGTGACATCACGGCACAATCCGGTTATCCTACAGAAATCATCTGGCCAACTCCACCGCAATAAGACATAATACGCACATGGCAGAACTTGTTTTTGACCAGAAAGATCGTATTGGCGCTTGGGTTGCTGAGCGTGTCGGTCAGAACGCAGACTGGGGAAGTTTCTATGCGCTCGGTGTCATGCAGGGTGACGAGGTTCTAGCCGGAGTAGTCATAAACAACTACAATGGATCAAACGCTACATGTCATATAGCCATCGCACGGCAGACGAAGCAAATCATTCCCCTCTTCGAGCATGTGTGCAACTATGCATTTAACCACTGCCAGTTAAAAAGACTCACTGGTATGGTGCCCACAAATGAACCACATATCATAGAATTCGATAAGCATCTTGGGTTTGAAGAAGAGTTTGTAATGAAAGACGGCGCTCCCGGCGCTGATATGCAGATTTTGGTAATGCGGCCTGACACCTGTCGTTGGCTGCGCAAGGAGTAAATATGGGCGGAAAATCAGCAGCACCACCAGACTATTCGGCGATGGCCGCTGCCACGGAACGTGGTATTGCTACTGCAGAGCGTCTTGGCAATCGTCAAATGGACTTTGCACAGCGTCAGTACGAGGAAATGAAACCTCTAGCTGAACGAGTTGCTGCCCAGCAAATGGCTGCTCAAGAACAGCAGATGAAGCAGGCGCAGGACTATTACGACTACCAACAAAAAACATTCCGACCGTTGGAGCAAGGTCTTGTTGCGCAAGTACAACAGTACAACACCGAAGGTAACAGAGCTCAGCTTGCCGCTCAGGCTTCTGCTGATGCAGCTAACGCATTCCAATCTGCTCAAGGTGTAAGCAATCGTGAGATGGCTCGCCGTGGTATCAATGCCTCGTCTGGTGCTGCTCTGATGATGAGAAACCAGAACGCTCTTGGTCTTGCAGGTATGACTGCAGGTGCAGCTACCAACGCTCGTCGCCAAGCTGAACAAACCGGTTTCGCTCGTAGCATGGACGTCACTGGCTTAGGTCGTGGGCTTGCAGGTGCGTCGCTCGGTGCATATCAAGGCGCTAATGCTTCTGGTTCTGCTGGCCTTAATTCCGCAATGTCTGCTGGTAATCAGTACGGTTCTGCGTTTGGTCAGGGTGCTGGTTACATGATGGGCGGTGCTCAGATGGGTCTTACAGGTCAAGGTCAAATCCTTGGTTCACAGACATCTGTCTACAACACCGCGCAAAGCCAAGCTGATCCGTTTGCATCAATTCTTGGTATGGGTCTGGGTGCTTACGCTGGTGGTTTTGGCGGGGCAATGGGTAAAGCTGCAGGCTCTGACATTCGTCTTAAGATGAATATTGAACGTGTTGGTACGGACACACGCACTGGTCTGCCTGTCTATGAATTTGAATACAAAGCTAATCCGGGCGAGCGCTTCCGTGGAGTCATGGCTCACGAAGTTGAAGCAAAGTATCCTGACGCCGTTACGACAGGCCCTGACGGGTTCAAGGCGGTGTTTTACGAGCGCTTAGGTATGGAAATGGTGAGGGTCTAATCATGGCAGATTTCTTTAAAGGTTTATCCGGCGGCTTTCAGTCTGGGCTTCAGCTGAGTCAGGCACTAAGAGACCGCGAGGAACGTGCGCGTCTGCGTGAGGCCGTAGGACTTACCCCTCAAGAAGTTCAACAACGCGAAGCGACGCCAGATGAAATTGGCCGTGCCCGTGCCGAAGCGCAAGCCATGTCACAGCAAGATGCAGAAGTGTTTGGATTGTCTCCACAAGAGCAGGCTGCATACGCACCACAAATGCCAGTTCAAGGCCAGCGTGTTGGCTTACCTCGATATCAGCTTGCCGGCCAAATGTATGACCGCGCACCGACTCCACAAGAAATTCAACAGGCTCGCTACGGAGCCATGGCCGATGTTATTGCTGAACGTGATCCTGCTGCGGGTCTGCGTATGCGCCGAGAACTTGAAGTTGCAAAACGACAAGACGAACTGTACCCACTTGAGAAACAGAAATTAGAGGGGGCTCTTGCTCAACAAGCTGTTCAGACCCAACTTAGCGGAGTCCAACTTACTGCTGCGCAACGCGCTGAACAACTTAACGCTGGCAATCAAAAAGCACAAGGCGTGTTAGCTCAAATGCGGGCAGACGGTCAGCCAATTAACTCTCAGAATCTTGCGCAAGTTGCAAAAGACAGTGGCGCAGACTACAACACACTACTGGCAAGCGAACTGAATCAGATTGGATTTAATCAGAAAACTGCGGAAGTGGAGATGAAAGCTCTCTCCCGTGACTGGAGTAAAGCTGTCCTTGGTGGAGCTCCAGCTATTAACAAGTTTTTGGCATCAAAGTTTGACCCAGATAAAACCGACAACATTACGCCCGAACTTGTACAAACCAAAAACGGCTTTGTTGTCATGTACGGCAAAAATGTTTTGAGTGAATACGGCACGCACAAAGACCTTAATACTCTTGCAGCTCAAGTTAACGGGATGATTAACGACGACCCCTTAGGTACGTTAAAAACCCTTGCGGCGGTTAAAGCATCTAACGCCGCAGCAGCAACAAGTGAAGCCGAACTTGGGCTTATCCCCGGGAAGAAAGCAGTGCAGGCTGCACAGGCAAACTATTACAACAACCGTGGCCAGTTGGATAAGATGGGCGCAACTCAGTACTTCACTGGTACTGATGGCAACTTGTATGCCAATACACCAGTGTTCAAAAAAGACGGCACGCTTGAATACAGTTCTACAAAAGTCAACCCAGACAATGTTAAGTTTCAAAAACCCGGCACTGAGGGTAAAGGTACTGACATGAAGCCCGGTAAGGTTGCCGACGAGGGTGAAAAAGCTACTATCGCTGGACAATTGCGTATTGCTGACGGCCTTGGGAATTGGGTGCCTGCCGGCCCAAACGGTAAACCATTAGGTGTATTGCCATCTGAGAGATCGCAGTTTCTAGAGAAAGCCAATATCCCTGCCAACATGATTTCTCAGATTCCTTGGAACACCAATGGTACTGAAGTGTTGTTTGGCGGAAAAGCCTACGAAGTCAGAAATCCAGAAGACATAAAAGCGCTAAAGGCTGACTACAAGCGCCTTGGAGCCAACACTATCGCCGTGGAAGAAGGGCAAAAAGACTTCCCCCGCACTCGGCCACAGGGTATTGTTTACGATCCGTACGGCGCAAGCCAGCGCCCTCGCATGGGAGCTACTCAAGCTGAGATTGATGCATTTAACGCCAAGAAAGCTCTTGAAGCTCGCAACAGAGAAATTGCTCAACGACAAACTAATCTGTACAACCAGCAGCAATCCGGTTTAAAATAAAAGCATATTACTGAGGGTTTGCTATGCCACGGATTCTTTCGCAAGAAGAGATTGACGCACAATTTAGAGGCGGCTTCCGTGCTGATGTAGCACCCGCTGGGCAGGGTACTCGTCTAGGTGCTTCGTTTGATCGTTTTCAAGCCGGTGCGTTAGGCATCGGTGAGTCTATGGGTCTTCCGTTAGGAGACCTTCGTCGTGAAAATCAATTTGAGTCCGAGCAATCCAGACAAAGATTTTTTAGGGATAACCCTAACGAGCCCCAATCTTTTAGAGACGTTGAAGACTTTGGTTCCGCACTTCGTTACATTCGCGGTTTAGCCATTGATTCTGCTCCCGAGCTTATTACTAGTTTAGCCAGCGGTGGTGCGGGTGCTTTGATGGGTCTTAATACGGCTGGCCGTATCGGTTTGGCTGCTGCAGCAAACTATCCTTCTGGTGTCGGTGACATCCTTCAAAATCAACGTCAAGAAGCAGGTCAAACCAACTTTGGTACTGCTGCTCTTTTGGGCGTTCCCTACGCCGCTGCCGACTTAGTCGGTCTTGATGCTGCTTTAGCTAGCGGTAAGATGATGCGCACTGGCATCAAACGTCTTGATGAGATGCGTGGTTTTGGTGGTGCTGCTGCCCGCACTGGCGCTAATGTTGCCATGAACGCTCCTATCGAAGGCGCTAGTGAGACATTCCAAGAACTGGTCAACCAAGCAGGACGCATGGCGGTCAACCCCCGCCAGACTATGTTTAACCCAGAAGCCAATGAGCGCTACTTGGAGTCATTTGTAGGTGGTGCTACTTTGGGTGGTGCTGCTTCTGGTTTGATGGGCGGCTGGCGGCGCAGCGAGCAATACCAAGCTCCTGAACAAGAGACTGATCTCTTAAACAAGCAAACGCAACAAACGCAACAGCCTGCCCCTCAGCAGTATGGCTTGGTTACACAGCCAGCGCCGTTGCAACAACGAATTGACCAGCAATTGGGTATTGGTGCTCGCACTACGCCTAAAGACTACGCCAAACAATTTGAAGAGGCATACAACGAGCCTAGCGGCCAGTACGCTACCGATCCAGTAACTGGACTTGAGAAACAACTCTCTGTTGGGGAATACCAACAGATGACTAATGCACCTTTGGATTTAACAGAGTCTAAGCCTGCCGATGCTGCAGCTGCCGCTGCGACTACTGCCAAGATTGAACGTGATCCAAAAGACTTGTTCATTCGTGATACGCTTAAAGTTATTCCAAATCAACACAGTCGCACTTTGTTTGACATGATGATGGAAAGCGGCATTGACCCTCAAGCTGATTTGATGGTTCCGGTTTGGAACTACGCTGCCGAGAAGTACATGTCTAAGGGCCGGTACGACAAAGCTGTTCAGATGATGGACGAAGCTATTATTAAGGCACGTCAAGGAGCACCAAGTGGCACAGGAGTTTCTACTGTACAACAGCCTGCAGGAGGCGTGGGAGTCGGGGGCGCTGTCGTTCCGGGAACTGTGGGAACTGCAGGATCAGATGCTGCTGTCCAAGGAACAGTGGGTGGAGATACCACCGCAGCTGGAGCCGCATCTCAACAAGCTGGAGTTCTTCCAAGCACCAGTGGCCAACCACCTACCACTGTAACCACTACAACTACTGCACCGACAACTCCTCCCCCTCCGTCTAAATTTAGACGCGCCCCTAAACCGATGACGGTGTTGGAAGCTGCCGAAGCTGCTAAAGCTCAACAAGGCCAAGCACCAACCGCTCCCCAGCCAGTTATAGACGAGCGTCAAGTTGTATTGCAACAAATCTTTGGCGAACGCAATGGTGACATTATTTTTGATGTCGTCGGCATGGGTATGTCCGAGCCTGACGCTGCTGCTAAATACAACACTAGCCGTCAAAACATTCAGAAAATTGCTGGTGCAACAGGCCAGAAAACATGGCCTGCTCGTATTGCTAAAGCTAAAGCTGAGAAGGGTCTGACAGATGAGCAGATCGCAGATGCTTTTAATACTCCTGCACCTGACAGCGTTGAGAATCAAATAGCCAGCGAAGTGTTTACCCAAAGCCAAGAGCGCATGGATGAAGGCCAAGCTATTGAAGCAGGACTTGAAAACATTGTTAAGACTGCCGGTGCGGGTACTGCTAAGGTTGAAGGTTTTACAGACCTCCAAAACGAAATTGATGCCACGCTGGAAGCTCTAGCCTCCGAGACCGACGAAGCCAAACTTAAAGAACTTAACAAAAAACTGTCTGAACAACTTGTAAAAGTTCGTGCTGTCGAAGAACGAGCCAAAGCCGAAGTGCGTGCCACTGCAGGTCGTAAATCCAAAAAGGATGAGGCTGATGAAGCTGCCGCACAAGCAGAAACCACTAAACCTGTAGGAGAAGAAGATGCCGTTCAAGTCCAAAGCACAGCAGTCGTACCTGTTCAGTCAGAAGCCCAAACTGGCCAAGGAGTGGGCGGCAAAGTACGGAGTACCCAAAAGTCTACCGG